GCTTCGGCGCTTTGTCCATCGCCTTTCGTGTTGCAGGTTTTGGACGCGCCGATCTAACTCTGTTCCCAGAGATGAAAGTCCCGCATCATGCGAACGATGTACGACCATGCAACTAGCCAGTTGTAAAGGGTCTACTTTCTATCAGACCTTGCCATTAGCGCGCCGCATAGCAGCGTCAAAGCCAATGCAAGCCACACTGTGCGACTCATGGCCTTGTGTACCTTCGCGCTAACGCTTCATGCGCCAAGACAAGCTCATCTTCTAATTCCTCTAAACGCTTCTCTAGCGTTGCAATAATTCGGTTTGAGTTGTCACGCTCGCGCGCAATCGCTGTCATGTGATCGTGTAAACGGTCGTACTCTTCATTGGGGTTTCTCATGCTTTCATCCTGTCTATTAAGACTCGACACTGTCCCGATGACAATGTCTCTACAACTACATCGTCTACTCCAAGCGTCTTGTGAATGAACTCAAGCAACTGGAAGTCATCCCATGCTTTACCTCGGGCGAGTGACTTTAAGAAGCCGATCTGCTTAGGTGTAGCACCGCCGAATGTGTCCGGTGCAGGCGTGCTATTGACGCGATTTACTTTCTCCATCTCGGTCACTGACGCGCGCTCTCCTGTATGTCCGAGTGGGCCGTTACTGATTGCGCGACCGATTGCGGATGTTTCGCAGTTTTCTAGGAATGATGTTTTATTGACTGGGGAGTTTCCCATGACTTCTTCTGCCCAGCCTTGCGAGATCATGCGTCCGTCATTGTCAAAGCATTCGCATCGGAAGATCACCGTTGAAGCGTCGTAGTGCATCATGGTCGTAATGACTTGTCCGTGTGGGTAGGCAGTCCAAAAGCGCTCTAATCGCTGTGCAACGGTCTCGTAAAGCGATAGGTCAAAGTGTGCCATTAGCGCGCCTTCCATACGATCGCCATGTTGCCTGCAAGCGTTGGACGCTCGAGGTCTGTGGCGTAAACGAACTTGTCTTTGACTAGGGAGCCCCGGGTAGGTCTGACAGTGTTGCCAGAGATGCCCAGTGCGCGCTCAATCTCTTCGTCTGTCGCGCCGCCTGTTTGTTTTAGGTATTCATAAACGCGCCTACGCTTTGAGCCTGATTTAGGCAGTGCGCGCAAGGCTGCACTTGCCGAAGTGGGTTTTGCGCTGGGTGAGATGATGACGGTGTTTCGGTCTATTGCACATTCTTCACGGTATGCACCGAGTCCGCGTGTCGGTGCAAAGAGTTGTAGCTCGTTCATTTGATCGGCTTCACTTTCTTGCATGCTTTAAGGTCTGGGTGCATCCAAAGGATCTTGGAAGTGTTTGTGCTGTAGACAGTGCCAGTCATCTCAAGACCGCATTTCTTGCAAATTATTTTGTGCATGTCAAGATCACATTGATTGCGGCTCGAATCACTGACGCATTGAATCGGTTTTGCTCTCCGCCGATTGTCATGTGCGCGTCGTACATCATTGTCAGTTCGTCAAGAAGAATGTCGTGGGTGTGTTTTGGCGGTTCAATGTGATTAGGTCGCACAATGTCATCTAAGAATTGCTTGAATACTTTGTTGTATTTGTCGCTGTAAGTTTCGGGATACATCTGTCGGGTCTCCTCTGTAATACCAGTTTCGGGATAGGGCTCTTCGGTCACTTCGGAAGGTTCCAAGGTGTCCATTTAGAATTATGCCACACTGCGAGAGCTGCGGTGAGGTTTACTTTGGGATCAAACAATTCGTCGCACACTGTCAAGATCCCTTTCGCTTGTAGCCAACCTTGAGGCCAGTATGCCGAAGGGGTGCACCAGAATCCGTTGATCTGCATATAGCCGTAAGAGCCGCCTGCGGTGTCTCGAGGGTTGAATGCGTCTGGCGTGCAATTTGACTCGCGTTTAAGAACGCGCATAAGGGTCGGTGTTTCGGTTGCAGGCCAGCCAACACTTAAAGCGAGGTTAAGAGCTTGCGCGCAAGCCGTAGCCGGCGTAGTGACGGGGGGTGTAACTACGACTGGCAGTGTGCCTAGCGGAATAGTGGCGTAGGCGGTCACGGGGCTCACTTGTGACATGCCTTCAGGCGGCTTAGAAGCGTCCCAGAGCAGCGTAAAGGCTGCCAAGCCACAAATAGCCCATGCACCGATTTTGATGATTGATTCGTTCATTTTTCAAAGCTCAATTCTGTAGGGACGCCCCAGCTGTCGCCTGCCAAAGTGCGGAAGGCGATCTGGGCGCGGATGATTTTGTGGGTGTCTTCGTGTCGAAAGATCTGGACAAGGATTTCTTGTCCGTTGTCCATTGAGCACCGACCTACCTCGTAGATAAAAACTTTCGGCTCGGTCATGTTTTTTACTCCTATCGTCGGTACTTCGACCATAGAGGATCAGTGTGCGCTATTGGGGGATTTCGGCGAACACTCTCTGAAAGGCTTGCTTTACAAGGGCTGGAGAGTCTGCCATAGCAGGCGAGATCTCTATATGAAGCCAGTCTCCGCCCGGTGCGCCGTGAATTGTTGGTTTGGAGTATTTGCTCCACGCTTGTCGATCACAGCGCCAGCCGCGTCCGTATGGCTTGAGTAGGTAATCAAGGATGCACTCAAGGCCGAGCGCGTTGGCGTTCGCTGTGACAATGTTAAAGAAGTCCATTGTGCCTTTGCGATTAGCGTTCGGACGCTGTTCTGATTTGCGATATGAAAGATCTACTGCGCGCCCTGTGGCATGCACTGACAAGTTTGTTGATCCGCGCATGTCGCGTATTCCCCACGATCCATTATTCCAAAACGCGCCTGCGCCGTATTTAATGCTTTGTCTGATCCATTCGTCCATTCCGCTTCTAGGGCCAGCTGCGGCTCCGTCCGAGTTTCCTGTGTACGGTCTCGAGTTTGGGACTGCTGGATTCGCTGGAATCACGCTCATATTGTTGGCGGATCTTTAGGACGATCCTTAAGCCCGTTGCCTGCCAAGAGACCGATCAAGCCGCCTGCAAGAGTCATCAGCATCGGCGATAAGACTCCCCATGCTTCGGCGTCATTGGGGCTTTGCTCTGTAGGTTGCACAACAAACAAAAGTCCGAAAATGAGTGACGCGATCGCCATGACGAACGATGCAGTAAGTCCAATTCCTACGATAAGAATTAGTCGAGCTTTTATTTGTTCGTTAGTAAGGCGCTTGTCTGGGTTCATGCGCATCGTCTTTCTAGTAGTCCGTCGGCTTTTGTGGTGTTGCAGTTTTCGCGGTAACGGTCAGCGCATGCGGTCAGGATAAGCGCAAGCATGAAACTAGCCAAGTAGCGCGTACAGCTCTTCAAGAGTAATACCCAACTTGTCTAACACTGCTTGGCGTGCGGCTTGTCTGTCTTGCTCAATTTGAGCGAGTGCTTGTTGTTCGGCAACACCAGCAGCAAGGCCCTCTGGAGTTTCTTCACCAAGAATTACAGTAATTTCAGACATGGTTAAGCCTTTGCGTAGCCGTAGACCGCGATAGTTCCGGTCATGTTTGTATTTGCCGAGTTTAAGATTTTGATGCCGTCGTAACTTGTTGTTGAGTCCAAGAAGCCAAGAACCGCGCCGCCTGCGTTTGCTGCACCTGACCAGACTGAAGTGGTCTGTCCGTTGATAGCGGTTTTTTGTGTTGCTTCTGGGCCGTACATATCGAAGGCAATGTTTGCGTTTTGGCTTGATCCGTTCGGAATATAGCCCAAAACAAAGTTTGCGGACTCTGCATATCCGTAGTTAATTACTGGCGGCGCGCCCGATGTGTAGTCACCAATAAAGCAACCTGCCGAATAGCCGCTAGTGACTGGTGTTCCGCCTGTCGTTAATTGCATACGCAATTTGTTGCTATCGGTAGCACCGTTAAGAGTCAAAAGAATTTTGTAATCATTGTAAGTGCTAGTAAATATGTTGCTAAGAGTGACTGTCGGTGTCGCTGTTGGAATTGTGTAGCGAGTAATAAGTACCAGTCCGCCAGCGGTTGCAGGCCCGACAGTAGCCCAAGCCGCGCCGTCGTAATATTGCACGACATTGGTACTCGACAGGTAACAAAGTTGTCCTTCTGCTAATACTTTTTCGCCTGCACCACCAAAAGCCGCGTCGCGCGTAGTTGTGTTTGTAAATACTGGTACGCCCGTACCTGCACTGATATTCATGTTTGCGGCGGTCAATACCTCGCCAGCGGTAAAAAGTGGGACGCTTGTCTGCTCGTTTGGCATGTTTCTATCCTAAGACATTTTCTTCGTCAAGTGTGCCATACACAATGTCATCCAAGACAAGTTCGTAGACAACCGTGGTTGGTGAGGTGAAGTAGGTGACTGCGTGCCCAGCCGACAAAGTAAGCCTGTGCTCAAGTCCTTCAATCGTGAGATCTTGTGCGAATTGGGTAGGGCCTGCCGAAGTCGTGATTGACTTTTGGATGTTGATGAGGTCTCCGACATCGAGGAGCGCAAGTGTGTCTTGGTCGAGTGCAGGTGTGCCGGGGAACTCGGTGCCTAGGAAGTTGAAGCGCGGCTCTGGGTTGGCACTGATTAGGTATTGGGCAAGTGTGAGAGCTGCGGCGTCATTGTGGACAAGTGAATCTGTTATTGAGCGCGTCTGGATTAAATACAAGGCTTGAGATGCAAGGTCTTCTGCTACTTCTGGGGACGCTGCTCCAGCATGTGCGACTGATGCTCGGTTCACGACCGTGTCCGCTTGGAAAGAAATGTCTATTGCGCTGTAGCCGATATTGGTGCCGTCGTCATGGAACTCGGCGACAGGGACTCCAAGCGTCTGTCCGATGCGCTTTTGGAAGGTGATAGTGCCTTCTCGATCCACAAAGATTCTGCCCTGCTCGGCTTCGTTAATTTTGTTGGCGTACCCTGCAACCGAGGTGCCGTTGGCGACTGTGTAGGCAGCTGCACCGCCAAGGGTCGCCACACCTGTCTCAATGCTCCGTGTGCCTGTGTAGGCGACTTCTGGCAGATCTAGCAGGTCATCAAAACGCGCGCTTGAGAGCTGCTCTGTGACATTCCATTCGGCGAGGAAGGTCTGTCCCAGCTGATAGGAGAAGTCCGCGCAATTTACGGTAACTGTGTCTAGTCCGCCAAGCGTGAAGGTGTAGTCGTAATTGACAATGTATCCGACCCACAAAAGTTCTTTGACATTGGTTGAGCTGTATCGAGAGAAGCGGACTTCTCGAAGCGGTGCTAGCCCGGGCTGGTTATTGTTTGGGTCAAAGTACGGCGAAGTCGTGTCGAAAGGGTTAAAAACTCCGTCGGCGTAAGTGTCGTTCAATGTAAAGTTCATCGTGCCATAAGCGAACTGGTCGCCAGTGTTAGCGCGTCCGCGCTTTGCAGTTAGTGAGATCGCGCCGTCTAAAACGCTTGCAAACTGGGATGTACCGTCAAGCACATATTCGGTATTGTCTAATTCGCCTTTGAGATCATCGTCAAGAGTAAAAGCGTTCCAGTCGTATCCAGTGTCAATTTCAAGGTCGTAGTTACCTGACCCGAGTACCGCTACGCCTGCCATTAGGCGACCGCTATGTTCGCAGGGCCGTTCGTCCTATTGAACGCTCTGATCGCGTTTACGACAGCTGTGCCGATTTCCGCGCTTGAGCCAAGACCGCCTGTGATGTTGATCGTGTAGTTACCCATTCCAGAATTGCGTCCAGATAGTGGGATGACCGCTTCAGGGCCACGCTCGCCGATCATTGCAAGCGTAGGCCCTGTCACGATGCCACCGTCCGCAAGCATAGGGATATTTGGAACGGAGAAGCCTTTGCCACCAATACCGGGCACCCAGTCAGGGATGCCAAAAGACAATTTCCCGACTGTGTTATTCCATAGTTTGGCGATGCCGTTAAAGAGCGATTTGTAGATGTTGAAGATCGCTGTGAAGTAAGTAGTTAGTCCGTCAAAGACCGCTTTACCGCCTGCAAGCATCGCATCAAATACAGTGTCCACGATCTTGCGGACAGTCTCAAACTTGAAATAGAGCGCGGTCAGGATCGCTATAAACGCCGCGATTGCCAAGATAACAAGTGTGACAGGGTTGGCGAATAGGAGCGCGTTAAACACTGCGACAACGCCGTTCACGATCATCTGTGCGGCTGCATAAACTTTCATAGCGGCATTGAGAGCCAAGATCGTCACTGCAATGCCACCGATTGCGCCTGCAACGATAAGGAAGACTTTGGTGTTCTCTTGTGCCCACGCGCCAAACGCGATCAGGTACGGAAGGAGCGCTTCGACTACTGGGATCAGTGCTGCACCGATTGACTCTTTGGTCTCTGCTAAGGCAATTCCTAGACGCTTCATTCCGCCTTCGGCAGTGGCGGCAGCTGCGGCAGAAGCACCACCGAAAGATCCGCCAAGCACATTCATTACATCTTCCAAAGATGCACCGTCTTTGATCATTGCTTTAATCTCTGGACTAAGCGCGGCAAGTCCTTTCATGTTTCCGCCGTAAGCCTTGGCAAGAGCATCGGAGACGGTTGCAAGGTCTTTGCCTGATCCTGCGGAGATGTCTTGTGCAAGTGCGAGAGCTTTGTTGGCTTCCTCGATGTCTTTGGTTCCGCGTACAAGTGACGCCAGTGCCGGGCGAAGTTCAGAATCCGCTACGCCTGACGCAAGACTCATTTTTGTGATCATGTCTTCTTGTGATGCGATCTGTGCGTCGGTTGCGCCAGTGACATTCTGGAGTGCGAGCGCGAGCTGTACCTGTTCGGCTTGGTCTTCCATTGCCGCCTTGGTAGCGCCTACAAGGGCAAGCCCTAATCCTGCGACCGCTGCGGCTGCTGGGACTGCTGACTTTTTAATTGCGTACTGTGCTTTGGCTGACGCGCCCTCAAGTTTCTGGAACTCTTTGATCGCCTTTTGTGTGCCTTTGGCATTGAACTCGGTGATGATTGGAAGGATTACAGCCATGACTATTGTGCTTTCAAGTTCTGTCCGACAGCTTTGCCGACGCGATCCACTAGCGTCTCCATAGCACTATTGAGATCTTCTTTGTGAGCTTCATATTGACGCCATACTACTCTCGATGAATCTCCGTACTTGGCTGTTAGTGCAGCGCCCATGCGGTTACTTGTTGAGAAGTCAAAGAATGAAGCTGCCGCGCCAAGCCACCTAATAGCAAAAGTCGTGAGGTTCACCGTGTTTTGTCGGAACTCTTTTGGCGGTTTTGTATTTATGTACGCTTTGACTTTGTGCTCGGTAGGCCAAGGAAAGACCTGATAGGAGCCGCGCAAAGACCAAGATCGTTGCCAGCCTGACAGAGGATAATTTAGGGGTATAGCAGATTCAATGTCGGAGACTAGACCAGCTGTAATCCTTTTGTAATCTTTAGTGATCTCGCGCCGAAGGGACTTGTCAATCTTGTTTAGTTCTTTAAGAGCTTCTTTAAGGCCGTAGATCTCTAGTCGAGTTTCAATTCCTTCAGCCATGTCACCTCTTTTTGTTTTGTTTTTCTAGCACTGCGACAATGGTAGTTAGGTCTCGCGTGTCGAAGGTGTCAGCGTAGAAAGTGGGAGCCCACCCTGTCGCGACTACAAGTTCGGCGAGTTGTCGCCTGTAGCCGCGTCCGTAGGGTTTACATCAGTTGCATCCTCTACGCCGATCTCGACATCTGGGTTAGCTTTAAGCCATTCGCGCCAAGTTGCTGGAAGTGTTTCGCCTTTGACGCCAAGCATGATATAAGCCCAGCAAGCCATGTCTGATGCACCGATACCGCGACCGTCGGAGACTCGACGATTCTCTAGGCGTTCCCATTCAGCGATCGCAAAGAGGTTCGTGATGAGTGTTTCTTTTTTGTCTCCGCGTGTGAGCGTGAGTTTGATCTTCATTGTGTTTCCTTTCGTCGGGCCAAGGAAGGCCGAAGATTATGGGTTGGTAGTGTCAGCGGAGAAGACGCCACCCATGAGAGTGATGTCAATTGATTGCAGCTCACCGAGCGAAGCCGAGATCACTGGGAGCGTCTCGAGATAGCAGTTGGTGAGTGTAAAGCCCGGGTTAGTTGCCGAGTCCACTGCCGAAGTTGGTTTGACAATGACAGTTGTCTTGGTGCCGACGAGTGGAGCAAGAGTTGCATAAGTGGCGCTTGCTTCGTAGCTCAAAAACAGGGTCAGGGTACATTCATTATCCTCAAGACCAGCCGTGAAAGTGTTGGAAGTGTTGCCGAAGACCGTGTCATTTAGGGCCGTGACAGTGCGATTCAAGGTGGCGCTTGTGCACCAGCCCGTTAGCGCGGTGCCGCCAAGTGTGACTGTCGGATTTGAGAGGATTGTGGAAGTTGCCATGATGATTACTCCTTGGAAGTGTTGGTTTTAGTTTGACACATAATGAGACCGAGAGTGTGGATTAGGCAGTCTGCACGACAGTCGATACCGACAGCTCATAAGCAGGAAGCGTCGAGCCGCCGATGTCTAGGTTGGTTGGGCGTCCAGAGACTACGCCGATATTGAGTGCGTAGATCTGGGCAAGGATATTGAGCAGGCTTTTTTGGGCGTCTAAGTTGCCCGGGCCAAGCGTGATGATCTGGAGTGTGAAGTTGAGTTTTGCGACATTGTAGTTGTAGCCGTCAATCGAGTCAATATTGACGAAGACCGAAGGCGGACTGATATTGCGCGGATCGTTATTGACTTGTAGACCGCTCACCGTTGAGAGCTTTGCTACTAGATCGTCGTAGCCTTCGTTAAATAGATCGGTGTAGTTAGGTACAGCCATTAGGCAACCTGCGGACGATCAATCCCCAAGAGCTGGCGGATCATTCCGTTTAGACCCATCACTGGAGTTACGCCCATATTTTGGAATGAAGCAAATTGATCAACCGATCCACGCTGGCGATACAAAGACCCACCGTACATCTGCGTCCCCAGCAAGACATCTTGTGAAGGGACAGTCGTTAAAGAATCAACATAGCCGGCTTCCATTCTGCGACGCCACGCAAATTGCGAACATGCCGAAGCGCAGATTGTGAGGAATGCGGCGTCAGCTGCGGTTGCTGTACCAATACCAAGCCAGTCCTCAAGCATCGCGGCAGTGACCCAAGTGCAAGTCTGCGTAATAGTTAGCGTGCCAGAAGCGGCAGTGCGCGCGACATCACTAGCGGTTTTTGCGTAGAGCACCTGATTCGGAATAGTGACAAGCGGATCAAAGAGGAGATCGCCTTCATCGTCCACGCCCATAAACGCGTACTGCGGCAAAGCGTAGACAATGTAAGTCCCGTTAAAAGTCGCATCGACATTTGTGATAACAACACTTGCACCGACTTCAATCTCGGCTTCTGTAAGAAGTTGTAAGACCGCGTAGTTGTCGGTGAGTTGTTTATGTGTGACCGTGTAGGCAGCCATAATTTTGGCTTACCTTTCGGATCAGACGAAGCTTGCTTTGACGAACTTGGAAGAGTCAATCATCAAGGTTGCAAGATACCCTCTGAAGGCTATTGTCCTAGAAAGAGTAGAAGGTACATCAACCGAAATTGCGCCCTTTTGCTGCTCGAAGATCTCGTAGCCAGTTGCATCGCCAACAATCAAAGTTGGGTTTGTAAAGTTACGATCCACTACAACTTGCAAGCCAAATGCGTTTCCGTTGGCTTGTCCCGGTGCAAGATTGCCGAATGCGTTCATTGGGCCGATCTGTGGGAATAGCGGACGATCTGCTGTATCGCTCAAGCCAAGAAGATCCTGCCAGATACCGGGCGACAAGAACATGTGAGTCGGAAGGTTGCCGTTTGATCCTGAAAGGATTGTTGCTGCGGCTCCTGCTACCCATGCTGCCCAAGTTGCAGGATCACCAGCTGAAGCGGCAGTGAAATTGCTTGTCACTGTAGCGCCTGTGCGTAGGTTGTCTGCTGCGAAGTTGTCGGTCTCATTTGCGTAGATGCGACCCATATCGTCGAGTAGCAAGCCAATGATCTCTGGTTGGGAAAAATCGATTGATTGTTCGGAGACTGTAACAAATCCGCCGAAAGTATTTTTTGTAACTTGGTTGTCGGTGACAACAAAAGTTCCTTGTGTCAAGGAAGTGTTTTCTGTTGTCTGTTGTCCGACTGAAGTGTGTGTAGTGACTTCTGGTCGGATGAAAACTTTGCCGCCTTGTGGCATTGCTTTTGCACCGATTGCGTCAATGACTGGACGACGACCGATGAAGTTGTTGTAGACAGGTTGAACGATTGGAAGTGGAAGTACGCCGGGGATGTCTGTGGTGAGCACATTGGGGGCAGCTGCTTGGATGCCTTCGCGCATTGCGTGGAATTGATCTCCGCCAACCATAAAGGCCGAAATATATTCGGCGGCTGTTGGCATCTTAAACTCTTTCTTTGCAGCGGCAAAGATTGTTTGAGTTACTTTTGATGCTTCGATTACTGCTGGGGCTTCGACTGTTTCGTTCATGGTTTCTGTCTCCTGTTGAGGTGCTTCTTGAATAGTAGTAACTTCTTCTTCTTCTGGGGTGGATGCTGCGACTTGCTGGATGGGTGCGTCAAAGGCTCCGCGCGCGACAAGTGAAAGCTCGCTCCACGATGCCGAGGTGACGATCATTGTGCCTTCTTTGTCGTACTTAAACTTAATCGGTTCTACGCCGACCGAGACTTCGGGAAGCGCGCCGTCGGCCGCAAGGATAAGCGCTTCATCGCCGTCGCGAGTGTTAGATACCTTGGCAACGAAGAGCATGCCTTCAGGGGTTTCTAGACGCTCGGTAACTGTGCCAATGACCTTGCTTGAATCGTGGTACATCTGGAGAGTCGGTGCTCGTCCGTCCACTGGCAAAGAGCCGGGTGCAAAAGCCACCATTGTCCCGTCGCTCACTTTTGCTGGCGTGTTATATCTGACCGCAATTCCCGAGATCGTGCGGCGCGGTGTTTCGCCTTCGGCGGCGTCAATCGTAAAAGATTCTGTAGTAAGTCTGATCATAGTTGGATCCTAGTTTTCTATAAGTGCGTCTAGTGGGATATCTGTTTCGTTTATACGGTCGTCGCTTGCGCTGTCCATGTAAGCCTCGGCTAGAAATTTTTCTGTGTCAAAGCAGACATAGGTTCCGCGTGGGAGCACATTGTCGGATGACAGTGTTTCGGTGATGCAGTCTGCGAGAGCTTTGCAAGCGTATGTCCAAAGATCGATGCGCGACTGTTGGGATGACTGGTACGAGTAAGCACCGATTGAGACCGACAGCAAGTAAGACGGGACGCCAAGAATGCGTCCAAGGTCACGCGCACTGTAATCTGCGGACTCGATCATTAGCATCTTGTCAGGCGTAGCGGTCGTAGGTACATACTCAAGGAACTCATTAAGCGCGGCAGTGTTGTTGCCGCTAGTGCGCGCCAGATTGAATTGCGCTGCAAGATCGCTTAACTCTTGCGCCGAAAGGGGTTCCCCTCCAGTTTGTTTTAAGTATCCGCTAGGCAGTACCGACTGGGACGCTCGAAGCCGTGACTCTTCTACGCGGAGTGCGATCTCTACAGCGCGCGCCCCAGTCGAGTTCAATGATTGCATTGGTGAAATGAATTGCACAAGATCGCGCGGATCTAGTTGTATGCCGTTAAAGACAACTTGTTTTGATGGGCCGAAGAACACTTCGCCTTGCTGGTCAAGTGTCTGCACCATCGCCGCAGGTAGTCGAGTAAATGATGCTGGATATCCGTCAGCGGTGCGACTTTCTATCATCCAGAAGGCCCGCCCTTCAAAGATGAGGTCGTCCACCGTATAGCTGATGATAAATTGGTTCGGGACGCTTTGGTCAATTCTGGAAAGCCACGACCGAGGAGCAAGTGGGACTTCTTCCATTTCTTCGCCGTTCCACATTTCGCGGTACATCTCAAGCTTCATTCCTGCGAT